GGAAAGACATAGTAGAAAACACTAGAATGGCAGAAAGCCATACATCTATCTTTGATAGTGATGCCAGAACATTCTTCATCACTGGAGTCCAGATGGAAGTAGGCTCACAAGCCACACCATTTGAGCATAGGTCATTTGGGGAAGAACTAGCTTTGTGTCAGAGGTATTGGTATCAAAGTGCTGATAATTTAGCTGGAGGTGTGGGTCAAGGAGGTATGTGGTTTGGAGAAAATATAAATACAACAGAGTGTTACGGTCCGGGCAATAATTTTCCTGTAAATATGAGAGCAACACCTACTATTACAATATATGACAATTCTGGAACTGCTGGAGCAGCACATACTTTAGGTACAGGAGATGTAACAGGTATAACTGTAGGAAATATAAGCAATAGAGGTTTTAGTAAATTATCAAAATCAGGTGGTTTGACTGATGAAAGACAGATGGGTGCTCAATTTACAGCATACTCAGAACTATAGGAGATACTATGATTATAACTGATATAAAACATATAGAAGACATAGATGGTAATAAAGAAGGTATCCAATGTGTTATAGATGGTGTTCCAAGTTCTGTACCACTAGACCCTGCCAACAGACACTACCAAGCAATCCTTGAGTGGGCAAAGATAGATGGCAACACAATAGCTGAAGCAGACTAACATGGAAATAGATGCAATGTTATTTTGGAATATAATCCTAACTATGGTTGTTGTACCATTTGGATGGGCATTTAACAAGATGTTTCAAGAAGTCAAAAGAGTGCAGATACTTCTAAACAAGACACGAGAAGAATATGCAACAAAAGAAGATGTCAGACAAGATATCGGCAGAGTTATGGAAGCTTTGCATAGATTAGAAGACAAATTAGACAGAGTATTGAGTATTAAATAATGGCAGTATTTAAAGGTTTTAAACCACAAGGATTACAGAAGATAGCTACTCGCATGGGTTATGCTGGTGATATGGAAAAGTTTGATGACTACATAAAGGCAAACCCTGACAAAGAACGTGAGATGATTGTGTACAGAAGTAAGGCACAACAGATGGCTCGTGGTGGTTCTGTACGTAGGTTTGCTGAAGGTGGTGATAATGTAACTACACAGCCAATAGATGATGTAGCTACAACAATGCCTGTTGATATCATGCCCACAATAACTGGACCATTTGTTGGGGGTATAGAAGACTCTGCTGACCCAAGACAACTACCTCAAGCTGATGTTCCTCAAACAGACTATGAAGAAGGTGATACAATAGGAGATGTATCAGCTAAGATGTTAGAAACTCCCGGATTACCAGAGGGAGGCACAACTGTACCTGTAGGTACACAAATCACAGGTAATCAGTTAATAGACCCTAGAGGTGATGAGGGCATTGGACAAGTTGATGGTACAGTAGATGTAGGCACTGCTACAGCAGATACTACAAAAGCAGACCCTGTGGCAGCAGTAGATGCTAATCTTACAACAGCAGCTAAATCAGCTACTGGTGTTAACACTGCATTGGATGCTTTAAACGCAGCTCAACTAGACCCTAATGACCCTAAAACTAAAGTTATTGCTGCTCAACAAACAGAATCTAGTGTGGGAAATTTAGAGGCTGCTCAAGGTAAAGCACACTTACTAGAAAACCCTGTACAGAGAGAAATACAAGACGGTGAATTAATTAGTGGTGTTGCAGATGCAGAAAAAGCTGCTAAGTTTTCTGAACAAATAGAAGCTGCTCAAGCTACACCCTCAGAAAAAGCTACCGTACAAGGACAACTTAAAACCTTAACTGAAGGCTTTGATGCTAATAACCCACCACCTTGGGCTGCGGCAACACTAAGAGGTGTTCAGTCACAGATGGCGGCAAGAGGAATGGGTGCATCTTCAATGGCAGGACAAGCCATGATACAAGGTGCATTAGAATCAGCACTTCCTATAGCACAAGCTGATGCTCAGACAATGGCTAGTTTTGAAGCACAGAATTTATCCAATAGACAAGCAAGAGCAATGTTAGCAGCAGAGCAACGTGCTAAATTTATAGGTCAGGAGTTTGACCAAGCATTTCAAGCAAGGGTACAAAATGCCTCTAAGATAAGTGACGTAGCTAATCAAAACTTTACAGCAGAACAAAACATAGCTATGGAAAATAGTCGTGCAGTAAACACTATGAATCTAGCAAACTTAAACAACAATCAAGCATTAGTAATGGCTGAAGCCGCCGCTCTAGCAAACTTAGATACTGCTAATTTAAATAATAGACAACAGGCTGCTGTTAAAAATGCACAGACTTTCTTAGACACAGAAATGGCTAACTTATCCAATAGACAACAAACAGATTTATTTAAAAGTCAACAAAGAATACAGTCATTGTTTACTGATCAAGCTGCTGAAAATGCTGCCTCACAGTTTAATGCCACTTCACAGAATCAAACAGATCAGTTCTTTGCTAATCTAGCATCACAAACATCTCAGTTCAATGCTTCACAAGCTAATGCACAATCTCAATTTAATGCAGGTCAAGAGAATGTTGTAGAGAGATTCAATGCAGAGATGAACAATCAACGTGACCAATACAATGCAACTAATCAACTAGCTATTGCTCAAAATAATGCAGTGTGGAGAAGAGAAGTTGCTACAGCAGATACTGCGGCAATTAACAGAGCCAATGAATTAAATGCCAATGCTGTACTAGACATATCTAAAGAAGCCTATGACAATCTTTGGTCTTACTATAGTGACACTATGGAGTGGGCATGGACTAGTGCAGACAACCAACTAGACAGAATTAACAAAATAGCTACATCACAAATTAGTGCAGATGCACGAAAAGATGCACAGCAGATGGCTAATGATTCTGCCGCAGGTGGAGCAGTAGGTGATTTAATTGGCGAACTTGGTAAAGAAGTAATAAAGGGGTTATTTTAAACAATGGCATTCACAGCACCAGCAAGAAGAATAATAAGTAATTTTCAAAAGTTAAATGTTCCATCAGAAGCACCACCTAAACCAAAGGGTAAGGGTATGATGAATAGAAAAGGTAATTTTACACCTGTTGATGAGAAACAGGATAAGCCACCTATTATAGAAGCTAAAGAAATACAGATGTATATCAGAAGTAAGAATAAAAAAAGGAATGGTTTAAATGAAACAGCTTGATGAAACATCTTTTGACAGACCTATTCCGGGAATGGGGATGACTCACGAACTAGGTGCTAGACCTTGGCAGACACCCCCTACTTATACTACTATAGATGAAGCTGCTGATTATTATATAGAAAAGATGTCTAGTCCTGAATTTAAAAACAAGTTACTTGATGTAATGGCAATGAATGTACCTCTAACCACAGTAGCAAACACCATGCAATTATCTAGTGTTATGGAAGGATTGCACACAGTTGATGTTGGTATGATGATGATACCTATACTAGTAGAGGTTATGGCTTTGATAGGAGACTCTGCTGACGTAGATTATGTGACAGGTATGGATGCAAAGAAAGAAGCAAGACCTTCTATGATTAACAAAATTATTGAGGATATGAAATCTGAAATAGGTGATGTAGAAGATATGGATGAAGGCATGGAGATGCAACAACCACAAGAAGAAGCAGAGGCAATGCCTACAGAAGAGACACAAGAAGAGATGCCTATGGAACAACCCAAAGGCTTAATGGCAAGGAGAGGTTAATGGCATTTTTAGGTAGTTTAGGTAAATCATTAGGTTTAGATACTAACTTTGGTAAGGGTCTTGTTGGTGGTGTCGCTACATCCATCAGTACTGGTATCAAAGAAGACAGAAAACGTACCCAAGATAATATAGACAACTTAGTTGTTGAAACATATAAAGGTGCTGTAGAAAGCAAAAAAGAATTTGACAGTATGTATAAAGAGAATAAAAAGCTTGTTGAGAATATTGCCGCTAACATGGGTGGTGAGCAAGGAATTAAACACCCTCAAGCATTACAAGCTGCTCAAACATTAATAAACTTAAAAGGTTTAGATGGTGCATTTAAAGTAGCTCAAGATTATAATAAATCATTTAGAATGTATGGTAAGCATCCTACTAAATCTTTACTTGCAGATGAGACAGGAACTCCTACTGCTATAACATTAAGTGGTTTAACAAAAAGTACTCTTACTCCAATGTCTATTCCCGATGCATCAAAGTTAGGTGAGTCAGCTGCTGTTGGATTTATGAAGATGCCTTTCTTTGGTGGCTCTGAAAAAAGAAGTTCTGAAATATCTTCTAAAGCAGAAGCTTTAATTAAAGCTAGAGGTATAGATGTAAATGCAAAAACTATTGAATTACCCCCAGCCTTAGAAGGTAAAATAGACCCTCTGATACTTGGCATAAAGGAAAATCCTATAGAAGAAAAAGCTAGGCTTCTAACTATGTTAGCTAATGCTGAAAAAGATGGTACTTTAACTCCTAAAAAAGAAGCTGATATTAAAAGTATGATTGACATTACTGAAGGAATAGCAAAAAGTCTAAGAACTAAAAAGGGTTTAGACTATTTAACCTTAGATAGAATAGAAGGTAAAACAGAAGAAACTCTTACTGGCATTTATGATATTAAGCAAAAAAGAAACACGATGGGTGTTTATACTGGTGCTGATACTAAAGTTAAACAACAAGAGTTATTAAATTCTTCTAAGAAATACTATACGGACTTTATAAACAGAGCTAGTTATGAAGGTGGCGATTTAAGAGATGGCAATGAGAATTTTAGAAAGATAAATGATGCTATCGTAAGAAATAAAAAATTAATAGGTACTATGATTAATGGGGAATATACAATACAAATAGATGAAAAGTCTGAATATTTAAATTATGAACAACGAAAGATACTTAACCCTAAATCTCCTCCACGTCAAGGAGTGGACACAGGTAATGATAATAAAGACACTACAGTACAAGTAGGTGAACTTAAATCATCTCAAGAGTATGTAGATGAATTAAAGGAATTGAAAAATAGATACCCTGACTTAGGACCAAGTAGAATTAACAATGTAGAGAAGAACTTTGTAAAGTCTTATATGGCAGAGAATAATCTCTCTGGCAAAGAGGGAATGTCAGAAGCTCAAAAAGTATTTAGGCAGTTAACACAAGGGTAAATATTAATGTCCTACACGCAGATGTCTAAGGAACAATTAAATAAAGAAAACTTAATTAATGATGTTGACTTCATCTATGATGCAAAACAGTTTTTGTATGACAGAGAAGATTATCAGTCAGACAGCAATGAAGATATATATGACAGATACCTAGAACACTTCCGTTATCAGAACGTGAATGAAGTGTCTGCTGTGCGTGACATGTATTTAGCACAAGACTATGAACGCAAAGGTGATGATGAAGGTCTTGAACGTATGGGTAGGCTTATGTCTACATTTGAGAATCAAGATACGGAGTTTACATCAGAAACTGTGACAGACTATTTAGGTGGTGTATTTACTGCTCCGTCTACTTATGCCTCTATGTTTTCTTTTGGTGCAGGTAAGGCTGGAGCATTAGCAGCTCAACAAGGTATCAAGTTTGGTATTAAAGAAATAATAAAAGGTGGTGCTAAAGCTAGTGGCGGCAAGATGTCTACTAAAGCTTTGCTAAAAGGCACAGAGCAAATGGGTAAACTAGCCACTGCTAAACAAGCATTTATAGGTGGTGGTTATAAAACTGCCATTGGTGGTGCTACTGTTGATGCATTAGGTGGAGCAGGAACTGTTGCCGCCCAAGAACAAACTCGTGTTACTACTGATCAAAAAGATGAGATAGATTACGGCACAGTTGCATTAGGTGGTGCTATAGCAGGTCTTCCCGGAGGTGTCTTAGGTGGTGTTACAGGTTCACGTAAAGCTTTTACGAGTAATGTAGCAGGACAATTTACTGCAAAAGAAATAAAGGCACGTACTAATAATATTAGTCATGTATACAAAACAATTAGTAGTCAGAAGTTTGGCAAAGGTAAAGATTTAAAAAGTAAAGTTGCTCAAGCTTCTGTAGGTGTATTAAAGAAATCATTAGATGAAACTCTTGGCAGTTTTAATATGAATGTTGGCAAGAAGTTAAAGTTAGACAATGCACCTGAAAAAGGCACTTTGCTTAGTTTAGATGAAAAGATATTAAGAAACATAGGTTCTGCCGCAGGAGAAATAGTAGACAAGATTGAGCCTAGAGTAAAATTTGTTGATGGTAAAGATGTAAAGATACTCAAAGGCAGTAAAGAAGATTTAGAAGAAAGAATAACATCTCGTATAGCTAGAGGTATATCTAGTGGTCAGATATCCACAGATGGTTTTATGGGTGTGCTAAAAGCACATAATCTTAGTGCAACAGAGTTTGGAGCTTTGTATGCAGCAGAAATGTCTCAAGCTGGTAGAACTTTACAAACAGCTAGTACTATATCAAAGGCTCAAAGTAAAAAATTATTTGAGGAGCTTACAGATTTAGATAAGGCTCTTGTTACATTAGGAGATACTACAGAGGCTGCTAGAAATAAAGTTATGCAACGAGCAGATAAAGGTTTAGTTTTAAACAAGGCTGGTGATTTCTTTAGGGCATTAAATAAGACACGTATTGGTATGATGACTATTCAAGCTGCAACAACAGTTAGAAACACTACCAATGGTTACATGCGTAATTACGTATATGCTTTGGACAACTTAGGTGCAGGTGCATTTAATTATGTAAAAGGCTCATATCAACTAGCCAAAAATAGCACTGATGCAGAGTTGAGGAAATCTGCTGAGTTTGCAGTTAAAGAAGGTACAGCACAATTAAGAGCAGGTGGTCAGTCTTTATTACTAAAAGATATGGTATTTGGATTAAAGGGAATAGATACTGAAATATTAACTAAAGTTTTTAGAGACCCCAAGCTAGGCAATTCAGATATAGCCAAACAATTATTCAGAGAGTTAGGCGATATAGGAACTTCTGTAGGTCCTGATTCTGGTAACATGTTAAAAACTGCTAGGTTTATGAACAAGTTTAATACCATGAGTGATAATGTATTTAAGTCTGCTATATTTTCTCGTGAGATAGACAAGTTAATTAAAACAGATGCAGCAGATGTCTTTGCAAAAAAGGGAATCAACGGTCTAAGTGATTTAGTTTCTAGTGGTAATTTTAAGCTTATGGATGACAAAGCATTAGCTGGAGCTATGGAAAAAGCACTAGACTTTACATACCAAACTGGTAAGTTTAGAGGTAAGAGTGGTATATTTAATAGTGCAGCTGATACCTTTATACAAGCATCATCTAGTCAGTTAGGTTCTGCTTTTGTTCCTTTCCCAAGATATATTGTAAATCAGTTTAGATTTGTTTATGAACATGCTCCTGTACTTGGTATGCTAGACTTGGGTGGAATACTAAATAAAACTAATTCTGCTGAAAGATTCGGAAAACAAGTAACCGGTTTAGCAATGATAGGTGCATTTCTAGGAATGAGAGCAACTCTTGGTGATGAGAACACAGGTGCTTATGAATATAAGAATCCTTTTGGTCATGGTACATTTGATGCTAGAGCATCTCTAGGACCTTTCATGGCATATGCGTTTGCCGCAGACTTTCTGTTTAGAAAAGGTAGACCCGGAGGAGAGATAGAACAATTAACAGGCACTGCTCTACATGATAATGACAAAGTATCAGGAACTATTAAAACTAGAGAAATAACTGAAGCTTTATCAGGTGGTTTATCTAGGGCAGGTACAGGGTTACAGTTTGTTGATGGTATTGTTGATCTTTTTGTGGGAGAAAACGCACTAGAAGGTAACAAAGCTGAAGAGGCTGCTACAAAGTTTATTGCTAACTATTTTAGTACGTACACTGTTGGTGCAGGCATGTTAAAAGATGCTGTCCAAGTTGTTGACCCAGACACAAGATTATTAACAGATAATACAGACGTAGAATTTTTACCATACTTTTTAAAGCAGGCTACTAGATCATTTCCAATGGAGGCAAATGCTGATGGGGAAGGTTTCTTTGAAAGACCCGCTCAAACTACTCCATATAAAACTACAGGCATAAGAAACACAATGCCTATGTTTAGGCAGATAACAGGTTTAACTCCTGTAGAACAAAAGACTACAGCACAAAAAGAGTTAGATAGGTTTCGTCTAGACTACTTTGAAGTAGCTCCTGTAAAGGTACAAGATAATATAGCTAACAGAGAAGCTAGGCAAATGGTTGCTAATGGTATCAAGTCACACTTAACAGACTTTATAAACAGTCCTGAATACGCAGGATTATCCAATGATTATGAAAGAGAAAAGATTTTAAGAATAGAATTGAATGCTATACGCAGCGAAGCTGTAAAAGAAGCATTGGGTGAAAAAGATTATGATACAGCAGAGGATGTAATTAGAAAAGAGAAAGCTAGATTCTTTAGATTACCTGCTATGGACAGAAGAATTATAATAGAAGGTTTTAAGAAAAGATTCCCTGAAGTTGACATACAAGACGATGACTATGGAATGTTGATGCAGTTTGGTGTGGACTACGGTGTAGTTAGACGTTAACTAACCATAGTCCTATAGTTTTATCTTTCGTCACCTGACCCAGATAATGTACCCCGTTCTTTCCTACTATGTAACTTTCTCAAGTTCTCTTGCATAATAGTATTCAATGGAACACCTACCTCTTTAGCCATCATAGCACAGTACCAAAGTACGTCACCTATCTCTGATGCAATGGCTAGTTTTTTTATTTCCAAACCTTCCACATCTGAACCATCACGTATAAGTTTCTTTACTTTACCTGCAACTTCACCAGCCTCACTTGTCAAGCCTAGAGCTAAATACTCTAAGGCTTTTTCTTTTGGGAAGATAGCTGTTTGACTAGCGTAGTTCTCATATAAGTCTGGTGTTATAACTTCCGTTATAATTAATTTATCCTGCATGTATTTTCTCACCTCTTCTTCTAGTTTCTGCATTTTTTACCCTCTCTAATTGCACATAGTAAGCAGAATTAAAACCTCGTTGCCATTCTCGTGACTGCATAGTCTTGTCACTAAAAGGGTTTATCAACTTTCGTCTTTTGAAAGCACTAAACCCTTGATTGAATTGTAGACTAAGAGGAGCATCATACTTGCCTAAACCCCTCTGTTGTCTAGTTTTAGACTTTTTATTATTTTTCTGCATGTCATATTCTCCTTATGGAAGTTAAAGTTATTTTTGTTTTTTAGTTTCTTCTTCTTGTTTAGGTCTTTCTAAATATTTTACCAATACATTTAGTTTACCATTAGCACTATCTAATGCAGATAACTCTTTTATTATAGTATCTACAATAGTAGGATGGTCTCCTACACCTACAGGATTAGTCATCATAACTTCTATATTAGCTATGTGACCATTCATCTCTCCTAGTAGTTTAGTCTTTATTGCTTGCAATATCATGTCTCTCATTTACTTCTCCCTTTTGGTTTTAAATGTAGTAACTCTCTTATGTGTAACTTCCTACCTTTGAAGAACACTATTAAATTTATGGTAGTGTTGATGGAAATGGCTATTAATAACCACCATTGCCACCAAAGTAATTGACTACCTTCTAACATCAACTAGCCTGAATGTCAACCATTTCACACGCATCTGCTGTACAAGCAAGTTCCCTTCCACCACTAGTTGTATCTTCTTTCTCATAGTCTGCTAACTTAGACCAATCTATAGATGTAGGCATCTTTTTATACAACTGCTCGTATTCTTCACCTGTTATATCTTGATAAGGTGCTTGAGCATATGTATGGTCACTGAATGGTAAGAATGATATACCTGATACTTCATCAAAGTTATCATATACCCATGCTCCTACTTTCATCCACTCATCTTCCTTAACAGACACAGTAACAGAAGGCTTATGCTCACACCAATGTCTTTGAAACATGAGCCAATACTCTAACTGTTCTATAGCAGACATCTCTGTCCTAGTCGTAGCACCATCAGGTGACTTCATAGGAAAGCTGAACACAGTTGTACTGTCAGGCTTCATAACACATGGCTCACTTGGTATGCCACTATCTTTCATAAACTGTGTGAGTGGGTCTTTGTTATCGCCACGTACAGTTCTAATGTAGTAATCATTATGTCTAGCATGAATACCTGAAGCACTGTCAACTAATTGACTAACTGTACCACTAGGTTTAACACAAGTGATTGCAGTTGACTGTGGAATACCTAAGTCTTTAGCCATCTTCTTGTTAGTTTCTACTGCTACATCTTTTAAGATTTGTAATATCTCTTCATTCCATATAGGGCAGTCAAGAATACCTGTTAGGGAAACTCCTAATAGTCTTTCTTCTTCTGTATTATCCTTCCATATCTTACGTAAGTATTTAAAATTAGTAAGAGTTGATTGGAATGTACCTAAGATTGTAGCCATACGTACCTTTTCTTTTAAGGATACTAAGTCATCTGTAACTCTACACACTACCTCTGTAAGATTACAGAACTGATATGGTCTAAGTATAATCTCACTACATGGATTGCAACCAAAGTAATGGTCTGCATCTCGTCTGCCATTCTCAGATGCTTTGACTTGAGCAGCTTTTCTATTGAAGATACCACGTTCACCTGACTTAGATTCGTATAAGGATGTCCATTCTCGCATGAATGTACCCATCTCAGGCTTACCTTTAAATGCTACAGAGTTATTAGCCAATGCTCTCTGTCCTTCATTCTCCCACCATTGACCTGACTTAGCATGTCTCATTTGGTCATCACCTAAGTTAGACAATGATATAAGAGCAGAACGTCTAACACCACCAACAACTACAACTTCTCCTATCTTGCACATCAAGTCGTGACATTCAATAGGAAACAATCGTCTGCCTTTAGCACCCTTGAACTTCTGAATACAGAAATGAAACAACTCTATAAGAGGTGCAGGACCTGATGCTCTACCACCAAATGTTTTTAATCTAGCACCTGCTGGTCTTACTTCTGACGTATCCCAAGTTGGTACTTGTCCTACATACAGCATAGCAATAAGTTCTCTCAAAGCTTTTGCCCATCCGGGTCTGCTGTCTGCAACTTTTATGATAGTAGTGCTGTCCTCAAAGTGTTCATTGACTATAGGTAACTTGTCTACATTCTCACGTTCAACAGAGAAGCCAACACCTGTTCCACACATAAGTATGTACATACATTCATCAAATGAACGTGGACTATCTACTGGTATGTAGCTACAGTTATAACCACCAACATGGCAACGGTCTAATGCAGGTCCTGAAGTCATCAAGGCTCTCATGCTAGGCATAACACCTAAGTTCATTATCTGCTCTGTTAGTTTATTCTTGAGAGCTTTAGTAACAATATAACCGTGATTATTCTCTAGATGAGATTGCATATAATCAAAGTATCTGTCTACAGTTTCTCCCCAGTTCTCTCTCCTTTGTTCGTCATCTTTCCATCTTGCATAGCGAGAGAGTGCTATGAAGTTTTGGTAATCTGTGGGTAGGTAATTTCTTAACATTTATGTCTCCTCTGTAATTGTTTTTAAGCTTTTAATTTTTACACCTTCTACATCATATATCACATCTTTGATATACTCTTCTAATTCTTCTCCTACTTTCCCATCCGCAGGTATGGGATATTCTTCTTTGTCTATAGCTAAAGTCATAAACATTTTAACTTTTATCATCGTAGACCTCAATGAGTTTATTTAGATACCACTGTGCTTTTTTGAGGTCTTCTACACCATTCTTATATCTAAATCTCCATAGGTATTTGACTATATTACCTTGCAAGTAATAGTCAAAACCATCAACTAACATAGCCTCTAGAGCATCTATAGTCTCAATGCCTGCTTTGTTATAATGTAGAGGACTATTAACCATATCTGTAGATGGCACATCTTTTGTGACACCACTTAAATATTTAACTTGATCCTCTTCTGATTTGTTTTTTAGTTTATCTGCCATCATTCTCATGTACTCCATATGTCTCATTGTTTTTTTTCACTAGTAAAATTTAAGGATACTACATTACCCTTAATAGATGTTGTTACTTTAGGTTTAACTTCATCGTCAGGCTCAGAAACAAAATCCTCTAGTCTAGTGTATAGGCTAGGGTCTTTCTCCATCAAAGCCATTGATGCTGCAACTAACTGACTTAGATGTAATAAACTACGTTTACTCTCTTCATCTAGATTAGATTTCTGTGATGCTATAATGTTTAGTTCCACTTCGCCAGTCCAATAACTACCCTCACACTTAGGTAGTAATTCTATAAAGCATGAGTTAGGGTTTCTTGTTTCTAATATATCATTCATAATATTATCTCCTTATCTTTGTACCTGAAAATTTAATAAAGTTCAAGTGTTTATTTTTACCTTTTTCTTTTAGCCAATCTTCAGGTATGATTCTGTCATAATACCTAAAACCATGCTTAATGCACCATTGCCCATAATTAGATTTAGCACCTTTACTAAGCTTACTTCTGCTATTAGTAAAGACAAATCTAATATCTAATTTAGGATGTTGCTTCTTTATGCAGAGATGTTTCTTTCTGTCTGCAGCTAAGAACCTTCCTTTAGTTTCTATTATTATACCATTGTTTAATATGAAGTCTGGAGTATAGGTACGGTAGGTTAAATCTTCCCATTCTATCTTCATTGACTCATACATAAATGTATGTTTCAACTTCTTTAGATATAAAGATATAGAGTGTTCTAATCCACTTCTGTACCCATACTTCAGTGCTTCTCTTCTTACTTTATGAGGAGACATTATCCACCAAGCTAATGTAAGAAACAATCTTAGGTGTTTGTGCTTTTGACATGACGGCAGGTTTATCAGTTAGATTCCAACAATCATATCTGTAGTCACAAAACTTACAGTTACTATTTAAAACAGTATTACCTGTTGCTTTACCTCTGAATGTTTCAATCTCAGGTTCAAAACATCTCTCAAACTTATTCGTATTGACAGTGGCAACTGTATCCTCAATCTTTTTTATCTCATCATCTAGATTGAGTCCATTTGCCGGTACGTACTTAAAGTGACCATTGGCTTTGTTTACAACCCACCAACCACCAACCTTCTTACCTGAAGCTTTTGCATAACCTGCAAGTTGTCCTACATAACCAAATCCATCACCACTACTTAATGTGTCATAGGACTCAAACTTATTTTTGTAAGACCAATCAGATGCTGACTTAACATCATCAACTGCACCGTCAATAACTAAATCATAAGACCCGGAAACATTATCATCTTTTAATTTTAAGATAACATTCTCAGAGTCTTGATAGTCAACTTTAGCGGCTTTTAATAAACCCTTGAAGACTGCCTCAACTATATCTCCTAACATCATGTTCATCATAAAGTTATTTGATTTAGGTAAAGCAGTTTCAGGTTTATTCTTTTCATACCAAAGTTGACATGTAGGTCTACCTATGTTTGACATACGTAACCTAAAGTCTTTTCTTTTAACCTTGCCACTAAACTGACGTTGCAAAGCATCTCTTACATCATTTGCTACTTGGTCTATAACCTCATCTGATATAGTAGATTTACCGTTGACTGCATCTGTCATGTACTGATGCAACTTGAGTTCAGCGACATGATTCATTAGTTATTCCCATCAATGTCAATGAAAGACTCAACAGTTTCCATCTCTTCAGGAGACACAGGATTTTGTCTAGTCTCTACCTTTTGTTCCCATTCTTTACAGATGTAATCATTGAAGTTTTTTATCCAATCAACAAAGTCACCAAATAACTTTTGGTCTTCTTCTGTAACATCAAAAGCTTCACCAAAGTCTACTTCTGCAATAGGGGTATAGAAACTACTTCCATTAGGTAACTGATTTGCTTTAGTACCATTAAGATGTATTAGATGCTGTATAGGCAATCTAGATTTCTTAACATACTCATTAAACTGATCGCCTAATGTTTTGAAAGCATCCTTGTTGTCAATCTCCCATATAAAGGGAACATCGCCTAATAGAACAGCCTCACCCTTTTCATTAGTAGGCTCATCCAATGTAACCACACCAAAGATAACACGAACACGTTTAATCTGTCTGATTAAATCTTGCATGTCTGGTGCTAAAGCTTTGAAGTCTTCTATGTAACCAGATGGTTTGCCACAATTAAATCTACCAGTATTATCTTTCAAATCAGTGTTTAGATTATCAGACATAATAGTTCTATGGAACATACCTTTTGGTTCACCTGCTTTTGCATTAAGGTTTGCTATATATCTTCGTAGCATGAACCTTTGCATGAATGGGCGAATACTAACATTCTTAGCATAGTAATATTTAGAACCACTTTCTTCAACTACTTCTAATCTATAAGCACCACCCTCAATGACTTCAACATTAGCCATCTTACCATTGACTTCTGTTTGACCCATCATAGGTGAGTGCCATATTCTTAGTCTGTTTAGATTACCAGACTTCTTTGGCTTTGCAGAAACCTCTGTAGCTATTCCCATAGCTTTAGCTAAATCTGCATAGCTATCCGTATTTATATTTATTAAATCATTCATTTAATTTTTCTCCTTTCAATGAGTGCTTAGTTATATCATGCGACATCTTTAGTGTCAAGCCAATTATTACCTATTTTTGCCTCTAATAATAATGGTACATTAAACTCTAATTTAAACTCTTTTTCTATTAAAGTTATCATGTTGTCATTAGTTGTTTTAATCACATCTAATACTTGTCTTTCTTCACTTGGATGTACATCAACTACTATTGAGTCGTGTACACTATTAACTACACAAGACTGATAAGGCTCTAACTGTTTCTCAATATACATCAGTATCAAAGGAACTATATCAGCAGTAGCGAATGACTGCACGGGATAATTCTTTATCTGTGTAAAGTTAGATATCTTACCTGACATAAGTCTTTGTACATCCGGGAAAGCAAACTGTCTACCTGATGGTGTAGTTATCTTACCTGTAGCTAGAGCTTCTTTAGCCAATCTGGTGTGCCATGATTTGATTCCTTTATATTTTTCTGTGAAGTGCTCGTAGTAGGAAGCTTCTGCTTTACTTCTACCAAACCCAGTCGCACCATATAACGGTGCAAACGTGTGTGCTTTAGCCTCTTGCCTAGTCGTTGGTTGACCAGCATCACTGATAACTTTAGACGTATACGCATGAACATCAAATCCAGTCGCAACCTCCTCAATAGCGACTTTATCTTGTGATAAATATGCCGCAGCTCTAAACTCAAGTTGTGCAAAATCTGCCTCCAATATCTTTCCATTATCCCAACGTGACACAAACACTTTCTTCACAGGAAACGTACCACCTCTAGGCATGTTCTGCATGTTAGGGTCTGCACCACTAAACCTACCAGTAGATGTTCTATGTTGTAGTAGTCTTACGTGTAGCTTACCATCAGGTTTTACATATGTCTTTATCCCTTGTACAAATGATGACAAGTAAGTGTCTAGTGCAGACAATCTCTGTAAGTCTGATAAGAAACTCATTGCCTCTGACATATTTAATTTCTTAGCACCATCGTGTAATATATCAAGAAACTTTTTATTAACACTAAAACCATTAGCACTTACCCATTTAGCTGATGGAGCAGAGAACTTTAATCCTGCTATCTTGTTGCTATTATTAAAAGTGTAGCCAGTACCAATGCAAGTATTACACTTGGGTTGTTTAACATAAGGATTTCCATCTTTTCTAACCTTTCTCATTGAACCTGACCCAAAGCAATCTTTACATTTTACAGCCATAGTTTTGTACACTATGTCTGATGTCTCACTAACTACTTCTTTATAGTTAGATGTTTTCATGTATGAATCAAAGTTATGTGTCCAAGTAGTTTTATCTTTAGGTTTTCTACTATATATAACCCAAGACATTTGCTCTGGACTATTTAAGTTGATAGGTGTGTCACCCATTAAGTTTTTAACTTGAATCTTTAGACGTTTCTCTATGTCTTGTTTCTCTGTCTCAAACTCAACTCTAACTTCCTCAAGCTTATTTAAATCTACTGCAAAACCTTTTTGGTATATGTTTGCTAGTGTTAAAGCAACCTTGTTAGTTAGTATAACTGTATCCATCAACTCGCTATATTCAACAGTATTTAGTTTTTTATATA